AGTTGAAGGAGCGTATGGTCCTCACTCAGATGGGTGCCGAGACTCTTGATGGTTTGATTGGAGACGTTAAGTTTTCAAAAGAGGGCAACTCACCATCGTTTGTATGGGAAGGCGAAACTGACGTTGCTAATGAGTCTACTCCTACCTTTAGTAATGTGACTCTATCTCCCAACCGAGGTGGAACCTATATTGATGTTTCTAACCAAGCTATGAAGCAGACCTCACCGTCTGTAGAGCAACGGGTGAGAAAACAGCTTATCGGTGCCGTTCAGCGTGGACTTGAAGGTGCGGCCATTGAAGGAGCACCAAGTGGCCCGAGTGGTATTCTTGATGTAGCTACTATTGTGAGTGGTACAGCCGGTCATGCATTGGTCGTAGACCTTGAGACAGCGGTAGCTGTTGACGATGCAGACATTGGAAGTCTTGGATATCTTACAAACGCGAAGGGACGAGGCCTTCTCAAGCAAATTGTTAAGGACTCCGGTTCTGGTAATTATGTCTGGGAGGACGGCTCGGTCAATAGTTACGATGCACGAGTTACTAATCTCATTACTGAGACAGCCTCCGGCGCACCTGAAGAGTCACCGTTAATCTTTGGAAACTTTGCAGACCTAATGATGGGTATGTGGGGTGGAATCGAGATTCTTGTAGACCCTTTTACTCAGGCAACCTCTGGAATGACACGCTTGGTAACTAACGTCTACGCTGATGTTCAGATCATGCACGATGAGTCTTTCTCATATGCTGAGATCGAGACAACTTCATAGTAAGCTGATTATCATATAATATAATACTAAGCCTCAGTCCTTGAATGGGTTGGGGCTTTTTTTTATGCTTGCGAGCCTCGCAATTGACCTCAATTTTAGCAGAGATCGCCCATCCCTCATACATAATGGTAGAAAACAAACAAGAGAGGCAAAACAAATAAAAGAGCTTTATTATGAGCCATTTTTACAAACATTTTAACGATAAGCAGTACCCACTGGAAGTGGTAACTGATGCCACCCCACCTTCTGTCATTCTACCAGACGCTAAGGAATTTTTAAGAGAAGACAGGAACGTAGAAGACAACCTCATAAAAGCACTGATATCAGCTTCGGAGACAGCTATTGAAGAGCACACAGGATATGTGCTTGTGGATACAGTTTATAGACTACACTTGGGTTACTTTGAGAATGTGAGGATACCTAAAAAGCCGTTTAAATCGTCCTCACTAGCGGTCAAGTATGATGATGAGAGTGGTGTTGAGCAGACGTTGGATTCGGTGAAGTACACAGTGTATGAGCAAGAAACACCAGTGAGGATAGAGTTCACCAATGACTTACCAAACGTCTTTAGTGATAATGACTACCCAGTGAGGATAGAGTTCACAGTAGGCTTTGGGGTAGATGATAGTGCAGTACCTAAGAGGATACAGACAGCGGTGAAAATACTCTGCATGTTCTTCCACAAGAGAGAGATTACCACAGAAGAAGGAGAGAACATTAATCCTCTGAGATTACCTGAGGTTCAAGCTCTGTTATCAGGATTAAAGTTTAACAGGTTTCACTAATGGATATAGTAGCTCAACTTACAGAGAGAATCACCATTAAGGTACTTAGTACCACGAAGCAACCCAATGGAGAGGTAACAGAGCAGTGGTCTGATTTGGCTACTGTTTGGGCTGATGCTATACCACTATCAGGAAAGGAGAACTATTCCAGTGACCAGAACGCACCCTCACAGTTGTACAGGTTCTTGATCAGACATAGGACAGACATTGACACGACAAATAAAATTGTATGGGCTGGTAAAGAGTTTGATATACACTCTATCAATCCATACTTCAAAGCAGGCAGGAACAAAATCACTGAAATTAAGGGAGAGTGGCACGATGGAAGGTAAAGAGCAAACACAACTACTAAAAGATTTAGACAGGAGAATTAGAAGAATGGAGAGTGCTTTACTCGGAGACGATGACTTCGGCTCAAAAGGATTTGTAGATAGATACATAAAAACAGAACAGTTAGCGGAGAGTAATGCAAATGAGCTTGACAGGATATACTGGGTAGCCTCATTAGTAGGTAGTGCGTCAGCATTGGTCTTTCAAGGAATACTAACAATCTTTTTATAACCAAAAATAAACTGATGATGGAAACAATTACAATACTTTTCAAACGGCAACCAGATGATATCCGCTTTATTGAAGGTGGGTATGTGAAGATGGCACCTATGAATGCTTTTAAGCATATAGACTCCGGAGATGCAGTAGGCTACGACCCTCAAACTAAAGAAGAGTTCAATCCTTTCCTTAGTAAGGAGTATCCCAATAGAAAGATACTATTCAACAACGGAATATACACTGAGAAGAGGCTCAAACCTTCTCTTGGGTATGTAGCAACTCTTGATGGTATAGGTAGCAAGACTATTGATACGTATAAAGAATTACTGGGGCTTATGGAGCCTAAAGAGACTGATGGCTAAAAACGTAGGAATAAGAGCTGAAATCGATGGTAAGGACTTACTTGATGCGGTGGACCTGCTCAAGGACTTAGAGGAGTCTATTGACAACAAGTACCTCAAAGCTACCCTAAGGAGAAAGTCTAAGCCTATGCAGAATGAAATGAAAATAATGAGCCCTTCCAGCAGGCTCAGAAATGTTATTGGAGCTACTACAGCTAAAAGTAAAACACCTCTTTTTAAGGTTGGAGTGGTGAAAAATAATACATCACTCTTCCCTAATATTTCAAGCTTTGGACTGGCAGGGATACTGGAGTATGGTACTGTGGAGAGGTACAGGAAAACTAAGAGTATGGGACTTGTGACAGGCAGGGTATCAACAGGTAGAGTCCCTAAGAGGAAGTATGCTTGGTTGAGACAGTCTTGGGACTCCAACGTGAAAGAACTGGAGCAGAGTACCATTAACACAATAATCAAGAAAATAGAGAGATCAGCTAATGGATAGCGCACTATATACAATTATAACGAGTGTCACAGCTCTGACAGATGAACTGGGAGACAGAGTAACACCTATAATCAGGGCACAAGGAGAAGGTGTCCCTGCACTCACTTACAGAAAGGTTTCATCATCAAGACCATATGATCAAGATGGGATAGCAATGGTGGACCAGAGCTTTGACTTACACATCTATGCTATGACGTATGGTAAAGTTCAGCATATCATCGAACTCATTGAAGATAACCTATCAGGGATCTCCGGAACCTATGCAGGTAGAGTGATTGAGTATGTGACTGTAGAAGAAGTGGGTAATGATGATTTTATAGAAGATGAGAAACTCTACACCGATAGCATCGAGATTAAAGTCAGATTCAAAGAGTAAAAACGAGTCCCGAGAACCAATTCTAAGAGTCTTGCCTCATAAGACCATTCCTACCTTTAGAGACTTTCAGCATGTACTCCGAAAGGAACTAATTTTAGCAGAGATCATTTCCTTGACATACATAATAACAGATCAAAGAGATTATAAATAAGAACAACAATTAAAAAGAGAGAAGAACAATGGCAGACAAGACAGACATAAAGAAAGGTAGAGAACTACTGTTTAAGTACGGTGGTACTAATGCAGGTCGAGTAATTTCTTTCAGCTTGAGTGTCGATGGTGAAGTAATTGATGTTTCAGACATCGATTCAGGAGAATGGAATGAGTTTTTGCGAGGTCGCAAGTCTTGGACAATATCACTCACAGCCAACAGAGTTGAAGATGCAGGAGATGCTGAGCAAAGCACTATTACTTCTGACTTCATTGATAGCGGCTCAGAAGGTACTATTGAACTCGGACCAGAAACACCTGAAACAGGTGATGTCCTATACAGTGGAAATGTACTTGTTACAAGCTTTACCGTAGACAATTCAGGTTCTGATGATGCTGTAGAAAGCTCCTGGGAATTTCAAGGTACCGGAGCGCTTACACGTACAGTGACTGCGTAAGACAATACTAACTATTAAACACGAGGAAATGATTCAGCAAGTAACGATCAACGACAAACAATATCCACTGTTATTCAGCTTTAGAGCTGTGTTTAGTTTTATGGATGGAGGCAACATGACCTCAATACAGGAAGCAGATAACCAGATGTCGGTGGACTTTGACTCAATGTTGGAATTATATGAACAAGCATTCAAGAAGGGAGCATATAAGGATGATTCCTTTGATGGTGACCCTCTGTCTGCTGAAGACATAGAAGATGCATTGGATGAAGACCCTACCTTATTTGTAACCCTACAAGAGCTCTTTACAGAGTCTAATGTAATCAAGTCCTTTAATGATCAGGAGGGAAACGCGGTAAAGAAGTAGAGGCAGACCCTGAGCCTCTCACCAAGGACAGAATATACCAGTTAGGTATAGGAGTTCTTGGTCTTAGTGCTGAAGAAGTACTGGATATGACTCCGAGGCAATTTTTTAATGGATTGGCAGGGAAGTATGAATACTTGGAGAAAAAGTTAGACGTAGAGAAAAAGCTATTGTTTTCAGCTTTTAGGTTTAACGCTTCAAACATAAGTGCAGGGTTAAGCGGTAAGCTTAGTAAACACATATCCACCCGTAAATTCCCGTGGGAGATCAACCAGAGTAGACTTAGAGAGAAAGGTTCCAAGTTCATCTCCTACGACAAAATAAAGCAGTCACTGGATATGGTTAGTGAAGAGAAGAACAAAAATAATCAAGAGAGAGACAGGTAAATATAGCCTCACTATGTAAAAGTAGTGGGGCTATACCTGTATTTAGCCGGAGAGAGTATGGCCACAGAACGTAGGGTTTCATTTATAATAGGCGCAAACTTAGAGAACTTTGAGAAGGGTCTTAATAAGGCCCAGAAGAAGATGAAGAAGTTTGGCAGGAATATGGACAGGATAGGTTCATCTATGACAAGGAGTTTGTCTGTACCTATTGTAGGTGTAGCAGGATCAGCCATAAAAGCATCTGCCGACTTTGAACGACTGGAACAAAGCTTATCTATTTTAAACCGGTCAGCAGAGAAAGGATCAAAGATATTTGAGGACCTAAAAAACCTTTCAGCCGGTACGCCATTCCAGCTACAAGACTTAGCTAAAGCACAACAGACCTTACAGGGGTTTGATATGACTGCTGAAGATGCTACTGAGTCTATTAAGATGCTTGGTGATGTATCTGCTGTGACTGGTGGAGACCTTCAAAGCATAGCGACAGCGTTTGGTCAATCCTCAGCAGAGGGAGTCCTGATGAGTAAGGATATCAGACAGCTTGTTAATCAAGGTGTACCTGCACTGTCAATGCTTGCTGATACAATGGGAGTAGCTAAAGATGAGATATTTGACCTAGCCTCTCAGGGTGAGATTAGCTTTGACATATTACAAAGAGCATTCAGGCAGGCTACATCAGAAGGGGGGCAATTTGCTGATGGTATGAAGAAACAATCACAAACCCTGCACGGACTATTCTCTACTTTAAGAGGTGATGTTACACGGGCATTAGCAGATATAGGTGATTCCCTCGTAGAGAACTTTGATCTTAAGCAGGCTATAAAAAATCTGAGTGATTTTGTTCAGAGCTCAGCGGAATACTGGAATAATCTATCGGCGAATGCTCAGATGAATATCAGTAAGGTAGCAGGGGTCTTAGCTATAAGTGGACCGTTGATGATAGGTTTAGGTGCAGTTACATCAGCAGTCGGGACACTGACTAAAGCATTCAAAACACTGACTGCGACTATGATAAAGAATCCAGCAGTGGCCGGTGCAGTTGCACTTACCGCTTTGGGAGTTACCCTTACTAAAGTCTTTGCTGACCTACAGGTCGTAGCCAATAAGTTGGAAACAGCTTTAGAAATGGACCTCAGTGGTACAACTGATGAGTACGATAAACTGACTAAGGCCATTGTTGATCAGGAGCAGAAGCTTGAAGAGTTAAGGAATACACCTACTGGAACGTCATCAGGAGCCATTGAAGCAAGACAGAAGCAGATCGCACAACAGGAAAAGGTTATAGACCAACTTGTGCAGAGAAGAGATGCAGTATCTCTTCTAATACTTGAGAATGAGAAGCTCCAATAAGCATTGGCTAACCCTCCAGACATCCCTACAGTACCTTCAATTGGCCCTGATGAAGGAGATATGGAGTACGGGATAGACAAAGCTCTAAACAACCTTAATGCTTTGACTGCGAGCTGGAAGAAGCTTGGAGACAGTGTATCAACGGTTGCTAATGATTATAGTCGAGATATAAGTAAAATGAAGGCCGAAAGTAGCAACTTCATTGAGAACCAAAAGAAGAATTTTAAGAAAGGTCAGAAGGTAACTGTAGAATTTGGAGATGTCCTAAAGAGGACAATGCAAAATGCTATAGTAGAGTTCGGAGAGAATCTTGGTGACATCTTCTCAGGAGACGCCGGTGCAGAGAGCTTCTTTGATGGTCTGCTTATGATTATAGCGGACTTTGCAGTGAGACTGGGTAAGGTTATAGTAGGTATTGGTCTTGCGAGTGATGCTCTAAAAATATCCTTTGAAAACCCATTCGCGGCCATTGCCGCGGGCACGGCACTTATAGCTTTAGGTGCAACTGCTAAGAACATGCTCCAGAGTGGTCCCAGTGGCTCAAGTTCAAATAAGAAGCCTGAAGGATTGGCAACAGGGGGGATAGTCCCTGTCGGATTCCCGAATGATACCTTCCCTGCTATGTTGAGCTCAGGGGAGACAGTGATACCTCCAGCGAAACCATTACCAAATATGGGTAGTACTGACCGGTTAAGCTATAAGCAACTAAAGAGAGCGTTTTCTGATGCATTATCAGGAGCGTCCCTAAAAGCGTCCGGATCAGACCTAAAACTGGTTCTCAATACCTATGAAACAGGCAGATCAAGATAATCTTGAAGCAGTGAAAAATTATGAGTTACCAAGTCAAGTATCGATTAGAACATAAGACCAACATTAATGGTACAGATGTAACCTACAAAATAGACATCTTAAAAGATTTGTGGGGTGGGGGGGTTACAACTATCAAGGGTGATAAATCGTCCGGTGTCTTTAATCTGTTTACACCAGACCTGAATCCCAGAAAACCATTAGACACACCAATTCAAAAAGGAGAGTTGGAGCTAATGCTGGTGGTGTCTGATCAACTTTCTTACAACGGGTTGGATATTATCGATGAGATACTTGAAGGGGAAGAGGATACCTTTAGAATGGACCTCTATATAGACAATGCGAAACACTGGTCAGGGTTTATTCTACCTGATCTGATGGAGTATCCAGAGGGAGAGTATGTCTTTTCAGCGTCTATAATAGCAAAAGACCTCACGTTGATGGAAGACGATAAATTCCCACTGCTTGCTGAGAATTCATTTGAACCAATTATTAAAACCATTGCAGATTGCTTGAAACAGACAGGGTTAAACCTACCTATTCAAACCCACACTAATATCACAGCCTCGTCTCTTGCTACAGATATTAATGAGACTGAAGACTTTCTGAAGTGGTTCTATCATGATCAATATGCATTCAGAAAATTCAATAATGAGAATGCTGATGAAAAGATACCCTATACAGAGGTACTCGAAGAGCTTCTGACCAAGTATAACTTGATCGTCAGACAAGGGAATGGACATTGGATCATTGAACAGTTACCTGCTGTTGCTAAAGGCGATGCTATACAATTCAACTATGACACCAATGGGAATGATATCACAGATGATACAAACCCTAATGATGTCGTAGGAAATGGTCTTAACAGGCATCATGTAATTGATAGGCAAGACTCATTTTTACTACCGAAATCAAAGAACCAGATAGCTCAGGCGATTAAAAGGATTGAGCATTCTTATGACCACCGGTCACAGTTCGTTACTCTATCTATTGATGATGAGTTTAAGCATGTAGATCCAACAGATTCAACATCATTTCAAACGTCTATTGAGCAGGATGGAGACATCAAGGTCCGCATCGATGGTAGTAGTCTCCAACTACTTCAGGACAATGATCTAGGATGGCAGACAGCAACAGTATACATACAGTTAAGGGTTGAGGGAGAATCACCTACAAGATACTGGGATCGTGCATCTGATAGCTGGACAATTACTGAGACAGATATTGAATATTTATTTGTTGGAGAAGGGTTTATTC